ATGTAACTTTAAAAATTTGGGCTGAAAATGGTGCGGCTTCTGCTGGAGCAGTTGGGCACATAACTATACAATACTAACTAAAAGGAGTAATACCATGATGAAAAAGAAACAAGTAATTAAAAAAAGAGGCGGAGGCATGGCTAAAAAGAAACAAGTCATGAAAAAGCGCGGTGGCGGTATGATGATGAAACGTATGGGCAAAGGCGGAGCTGCTAAGGCTAAAAAAGGTTAATCAAGAATGGCTACCTCGGGCACAACCACTTTTAATCTAGACATAGATGATGTTATAGAAGACGCTTACGAAAGATGTGGTGTTGAAACTAGATCAGGATATGATCTCAAATCAGCTAGACGTAGTCTCAATATTTTATTTCAAGAGTGGATGAACAGAGGAGTTCATTTATGGAAAGTTGAAAATGTAACAGCAAATTTAACTGCTGGAACTACTACTTACACTGCTCCAAGTGATGCTAGTGATCTTTTAGAAATGACTTTTAGAACGGTCTCAGGATCAAATACTACTGATACTACAATGTCAAAAATATCTAGATCAGAGTATCAAGCTTTACCTAATAAATTTTCACAAGGACAACCCACTCAATATTATGTAGAAAGAAATTTATCCAATGTAGTGATTAATTTATATCAAACTCCTAACACTACTGACACTCAGATAAATTATAATTACATAGGAAGAATACAAGATGTCGGATCTTATACAAATCAACCTGATGCACCTTTTAGGTTTTTACCTTGCATGGTATCAGGACTAGCTTTTTATTTATCTCAAAAAAAGAATCCTCAAATGACTCAACCTTTAAAACTTTATTATGAAGATGAGTTACAAAGAGCTCTAACGGAAGATGGTCAAAGAGCTTCTGTTCATATTGTTCCTAGAAGTTATTACGTAGGGTCTTAACATGGCTACCTTTGCAACAGGTAAATTTGCTATAGCCCTTTGTGATAGATGTGGGCAACAATATGGTTTTCATCAATTAAGACAAGAATGGAATGGACTAATGACTTGTCCCGACTGTTTTGAAACAAAACATCCTCAACTAAATCCTACTTATCATGCTGGAGATGCTCAGGCTTTACCTTGGGCTAGGCCTGCAAGAGAAGAGCCAATGACTGTCTTTGCAGGAGCTCCAGGAGATTCTGCTTTTGAGTCAAATGGAATGCAGCCATCTAAACAAATCAGACAGTTGCTTATCAGTTCAAGAGTTGGTAATGTTACGGTGGTAATATCATGAATTATTCTGAACTTTTAACAAATGTAAGAAACTACTCTGAAGTAACCAGTGATGTATTAAGTAATGCTGTTATTAATGTTTTTATTACTAATACTGAAAATAGAATTGCTAGACAATTAGATAGCGATGATCAAAGAAGATATGCCACTTCAGCTACTCAAGCTAATAATTCTTTTCTAGATGTCTCAGGACCTGAAGGAGGTTTTCGATTTGCTAGAGCATTACAACTTGTTAAATCAGATGATACAAGAATTTGGCTAGAACAAAGAGACGCTACTTTTATGGATGAATACGCTGTAGAAAGATCTACTACAGATGCAAATTTTACTGGACAACCTAAATATTGGGGAAATTGGGATGATAAAACACTAGTAGTGGCCCCTACTCCTGATCAAGTTTACACTATAGAAATGTGGTACGATGAAAATCCTGAACACATCAATACTTCTAGTGGTACTTCTACTACTTTTGTATCAAACAATGCTCCTGAATTATTATTGTATGGAGTTTTAGGCGAAACTTTTTCTTACTTGAAAAACCCTCAAGATATGCAATTATATGAAGCTAAGTACCAAGGCGCTCTGCAAGATTTTGCACAAGAGCAAATGGGTCGCAAACGTAGGGATGAGTATCAAAATGGTGTGTTACGAATTCCCATGAAATCGCTAACACCATAAAAAAAGGAGTAATAAAATGGCAATTAACCAAGCAGTCTGTGCTTCATTTAAGCAGGAGTTGTTAGCGGGTGATCACGATATCGATAACGATACAATCAACTTAGCTTTATTTACAAGTTCAGCAACATTAAATGGAAACACAACAGCATATTCAACATCAGACGAAGTCTCTGCTTCAGGGACATACGCAGCAGGTGGAGCAACTCTAGCGAGTGCAACTATCGGCTTAACAGCAACTAGTGCAACAGCTTCAACAGCATTTGTTGATTTTGCAAACGTAAGTTTTACATCAGCAACAATTTCAGCTCAAGCAGCTGTGATCTATAACAGATCTTCAGCAAATACTAACGCAGCTATTTGTGTTCTTGATTTTGGCTCAGTAAAAACATCAACAAACGGTACATTCACAATCGCATTCCCAACCAATGATGCTTCAAGTGCTATATTAAGATTATCTTAATAAGGTAGCATTACCATGGCAGATGCTTGGGGTGAAAATAATTGGGGCGAAGGGCCTTGGGGTCAACAAAGCTCAATTACAGTATCTGTTACTGGACTAGCTACAACAACAGCAATCGGAACTGAATCTGTTGTTGCGGATGCATTAGTATCTGTTACTGGTTTATCTTTAACAAGTGTTTTAGGGACAGCTGTAGGTGAGCCTGAGCACAGAATTTTTCCAACAGGTCTTTCATTTGATACACAATTATCGGGAGTAATAGTAGGAGAAGGAACAGGCGTTGTTCTGCCTAGTCTTTCTATGTCTTTCGCTACAGGTGATGAGACCGCTTCAGGTACAGTAGACGCAGGTTGGGGTAGAGGAGCATGGGGTTCTTTTACATGGAATGAGAATATAGAATTTATTACTAACGTCAGTAGCGTTACAATGTCTACTGCGTTAGGTACACCTACGGTTGAAGTCGGATCAGGTGTAATAGTTAATGTCACTGGCTTAGAAATGACAAGTGCTCTTGGCACTACAACTCAAACAGGAACAGTAGTACAAACTTTAGACAGTTTACTTATTAATGCGGCTTTATCAGGAGCTACGGTTTCAGGTGAAGGAAGTGCAGCAGTTGTTGCACCTTCCGATCAATTAGACTTTACAATAGGAACTCCTGTTATTGAAATATTTACACAGGTTGATCCTGTCGGTGTTTCTGCTACTACAGCACTTGGAACATCTATAGTACAGGCCGATGCCTTAGTTACTGTAGGTAGTTTAACCATGGGAACTGCACTTGGAACTCCTACCATTGAAGTAGGAACAGGTGTAATTGTAAATGTTTCTACAGTAGCTTTGAGTTTTGCAGAAGGAACTGTAGTGCCTCAGGCAGGAGCCACTGTAAATGTTACGGGTCTTGATTTATCGATAGTAACAGGAATTCCTTTCTCAACACCGTGGGCTAATGTAGTCACAAATGCAAATAATACTTGGACAGGGGTAGACGCAGCTTAGTTTGTCTAAAATTTTAGTAGGACTGTATATATGTAGACATGACGCAAACATGTGTACATTTGATGGAAAAAATTTCAAATATCTACAATTAGAAAGATATTTTAATATTAAGCATTATTCTAATCCTAATCTTTTTGAATGGCAAAAAATTTTAAAGGATGTCTTTCATTATGATACATCTGATGTAAAAGCCATAGGCATATCGTTAAATAATAATTATAATGGAAACTATTATCAAGATCAAAACGATGTTGTCGAACAAAAAAATATTTTTAATTTAGACGTACCTACCTTTAATGTTGATCATCATTACGCACATGCCTTATCTTCTTTAAGCAATACTAAAAATCATTTTGTATCTGACTGTCAAGGTAACTATAGAAGATGGATGTCTGTATTAGATGATAAAAAAATTATTGACACAAAACATGATCCAATGAACGGTAAATCATTTGGTCTTGCCTTAGATGAGATGGGATTTTTTATGGGAGTTGGGCCTGCTTATCATTTTGATAATGCAGGAAAAATAATGGCTTTTAATGGATACGGTGAAATTAATAATACTTATTTAGATTTTATGAATAAGTATGGATTAGAGCATTCTCAAATAACACTTGAATACAATAACTTAGAGAATGTTTTAAATAAATTTTTGACTCCAAAAGATACATGGGATTTTGTCAAAACTTTTCATCATAGGTACTCTATATTATTTGAAGAATATTTAAAAAAATTTTTTAAAGAAAAAGATTCTTTTACTTACTCAGGAGGAGTAATGCAGAACATTGTTATTAATACTAAATTAAGAGAAAAGTTTTCAAATATTGAAATTAATCCTATAGGATATGATGGAGGATTATCAATAGGAGCTCTCGAAGCAGTAAGACAAATATATGATTATCCTGAAATTAAAATATCCAATTATCCTTTTATTCAAGAAGATGAGTGTCCTGAAGAACCTACACAAGACACAATAAATAAAACTGCTGAGTTGTTGGCTCAAGGTAAAGTTATAATGTGGTATCAAGGTAAAGGAGAAGCTGGTCCAAGAGCTTTAGGTAATAGATCAATATTAGTAAATCCAAATGTTAAATATGCCAAAGAAATGGTTAATGAAAAAGTAAAAAAGAGAGAGTGGTATAGACCATACGGAGCTAGTGTAAAATTAGATAAATATAAAGATTATTTTAAATTAGATTGGGAGAGTCCATACATGCTATATCAGGCTCAATGTCTTGATCCTTTTAATTTGCAATCAATTACTCATGCAGATGGCACTTGTAGAATACAGACGGTCTCATCTACTAATAAAATATTTTATAGTTTATTGGACAGTTTTGACAAAATTACAGGTTTTCCAATACTATTAAACACTTCTATGAATTTGCCTGGATATCCAATAACAGGGAGTTTTAATACTACAAAAAAAATGTTTGACAATTCTCAATGTGACGCTTTAATCATAGGCAATAATATATTTCAAAAATAGAGTTGAATATAAGGTTAAAATATATATAGTTTAGTGAGGTTTAAACATGTCAAGTAATTATTCAGATAGACTTAAATTAGAGATTATGTCCACAGGCGCAAACGCCAATACATGGGGCACTAATACAAATAATAATTTAGATGTAATTGACGCTTTTATGTCAGGCTATCTTTCAAAGTCAGTTGCGGGTTCTTCTAACATTACTCTTACAACTGCTAATGCCTCAGATACAGCAGAATCATCTAATAGAACAATAGAATTAACAGGTGCTTTAACAGGAGACATTGTTGTATTTATTCCCGCAGTAGAAAGTAAATATTCTTTTTTTAACAACACAACAGGTTCACAGACTTTAACAATTGCAGCAACAGGACACACAGCAAATGGTATTGCCATTGCTCAGAGTGCAAAAACCACAGTATTTTGTGATGGCGCATCAAATTACAATGTAGAAATTCTTTCTTCTACAGATGCAGGAGCCTTAGCCTCAGGAACTTTAGCTGACGCAAGATTTCCTGCAACATTACCTGCAGTCAGTGGAGCAAATTTAACAAATTTAGACGCATCAGATTTAGCCTCAGGAACAGTTCCTGACGCAAGATTTCCTGCAACATTACCACAGGTTAGCGGTGCTAAGCTTACTGATTTAGCAGCAGGTAACGTAGCTACAGGAACTTTAGCTTCAGATAGATTGCCTACGGTTCCTACCACAAAGGGTGGTACAGGATTAACTTCTTTAGGATCAGCAGGACAAATTATTCA